CTCTTGATTGCCGTTCATAATAGAATATGGAGATTGTTCGTTTGTGAACCACTCTGCAAATCCAATAGCAAATTCATCTGCTATTTTAATTTGTTTTAATACTCTTTTTGGTCTTGATATTAATAAATCAGAACTTTCAAAATTTTCTTTTAGTGTCATCTTACTTTTTGTTGTTTACAATTTCTATTAATTTTTTAAGACATTCAAGTTCTGCTTCTTCATAAGTATCAAATACATCAAATATTTTATAATCTACCATACCTATAATTGTCATTATATCATAAGTCCAATCTTTATCTGTATTTTGCATAACTATTTGCCATAATCCACACTTCTCTCTAAAAAATCTAAATGCTTGTTGGTAAAGTGGTGCTAATAGTTGACCTGAATGAGCATCTGAACTATACATTGGTCTACCATCATAATACAGTTCTCCATTTTCGTAATAAAATACTTTACCACCTTGATATCCACCTATTGGATATGGACTTTCAAATCCTAATTCTTTTAAAGCTACTGCAATCTTATAAGGTATAAATTCTTTTTCCATTTTATATTACTTTTTGTTGTTACATAAACCCAAAAATTTAGGGTTTATCTTGTTGTGAAAGGTTACTTCTTTTTCAAGTGCATTAAAATTGTCGCTCTCTGACTGGCGCAGCTCATTTTATGAACTCCCTCTTTTTGTCCACAATATTTACAAGTGCCATTATGCCAAAATAAATCGCAGTTGTAAGCATCCGCTTCTCTGTTGGTGTTAATCCAACTTTGCCGAAATTCATCAACTGGAGCAGTAAACCGATAACAAATTTCTTTTGATGGGCAAAGATGGTCGTTGCATTTTGAAATATCCATAACTTTAAATTTTAAAACATTCTGTTTTTCCTAAAAAATCTATTTTAGGGATGTATTTATTTTTTTTAAAAAATCTTTTAAATCTGTTTTCTAAATCAAAAATATATGAAGATTCTCCTTCTACAACATTTATTATCTCAAAACTATAAGGAATATATTTAAATCTTTCTTTTAAAGTCTTTGTAGTTATTCCTATTTTTATAAATGATTCATATTCATTATATAATCTTACTCTATACAATTTAGATGTTTTTGAAAAATCAACCCATTGACTTCTAGTCCATCCGTTAATACTTCCGCAACAAGATTTTGTTTTACCTCTTTGAATATTATTAACTGATGAAATCCATTCGTTTTTACATTTTGGACATTCAAATATAGCTTTTTGCGCATTTTTAAATGTTCCACAACTTTTTATAAATTTAATTCCATTAATAAAATCACCTTTTTTGTATATTTTTGGCTTAACCCCTTTTTTACAACCGCAGCTTGTTCTTTTATTATAAATAACATCTTTAATTAAAGATGTAAAATTATTTCCACATTCACACTGAAAAATAGCTTTTCTTCTTTTTACATTACAAACAATTACACTTGGTTCTTCTGAAATAAATAAAATTTTATGTTGATTAACAATTTGTCCCTTTTTATAATTAATTCTTTTCATAGCATATTTTTATACTACAAATATACTAATTATATCTTACATTTTGAAATATCACTCATAGCTTTTCTATTTCTTGTTTAACTTCTTTATAAAATTCAATAATTTCTTTGTGCAAAATATATGGTTTAATATTGTCTATGTTTAATATCTCATTTAATGCTATTAATGCACATCGTTTAGCTTCTGTAACTCTTCCATCGTAAATTTGCAAATAAATATTTACAAACTCTATTGCTTTTTCTTTTGCACTATTCATAAATTATCTAATATTTTACGAGTTGCCTCGTGGTTAAACTTCTGTACAAAATTATCGTTGTAATCAAATTCAAATCCAAATAGGCTCAAATCATCCGTATAAATAAAAAAATAGTACCAATGCCAATGTTCAAGTTTATTGATCCATTTACTTGACATTTGTAAATTTTTTGCAATACTTAACAATCTGTAAGGTCTGCCTAACTTTGAAAGTTTTGGCGTGATTGATAAATTTAATTCAGATGGTTTCATCGCGTGTAAACTTCTCTAATTTCGTAATTTTCGTAACCTTTCAACTCTGCTCTAATCTTAGCGTGCTGCTCGGTTCGGTAATAATTTTCAGAGTGTTGGTTCTCTTGTGTCCAGATGTAAAATTGTTTTCTCATAATGTTATATTTTAATGTTTGAGCAAATATTAAAAGAATTTTTTTATTAAACTAATTATTTAACATAAAATCGACCTCATAGTCTGTCCAGACCTTACACTCAAAACCTAAATCCCTTAATTGCTTAATTCTTAATTTCTGCAACTCCGACAAAACGCCGCTAGGCTGCTTAACTTCTATAAAAATTGTCTTGCCATCTTTTAAAGCTATAATGTCAGCAATGCCGTTTTTGTTTGTAGATATTAATTTTATTACAAAATAACCATTTAACTCTAATTTTTTAATTATTTTGCTTTGGATTTTACTTTCTAGCATAAGATGTTTTTTTAATTTTGTCTGAAATTCCAAAATCTTTTTTGTACAAATCAAGAGTGAAATCTTTTTTGTTCATCAAACTTTTATAAACCATTCTTTCAATAGACTTTGTTTTGCCATTATCTTTTGAGAATAACCAAAATATTTGATTTTCTTTTCTGTCTAAAGTCGACATACGATCCCTGAATTGCCAGTAAGTTGAGCTACTAAAATCAATATTTAATGCAACAATATAATTAGCTGCTTTAAGACTAATCCCTTCTTTCCCTGCTTGAAACTGGAGCGCAATCCATTTATCGGTTTCATTAAATTCATCCAAATCTGTTGTAATTTTATCTTTTAAAATTTCTTTTAGCATATTTAATTCTTCTTTAAATTTATAAAATATTCCTATTTTATAATCTTTAAAATTATCTCTAATATATTCAGCCTTTGAATAGTCTATAACTTTACTCGATCCATCTTCAAATTTACACGTACCACTAGCTAACTGTAAATGTTTTTGTTGCAACTTTACTGCTGTGTCTGCTAATATTATTTGCCCTTGTGAATTTTTTACAACTAAATCCTTTCTAAGTCTTTCAATTATTTGGTAAGTAATAGGCTTCATTTCAACATCAATTACCATCTCTGAAATTTCAGTCTTAAAACCTGATTCAGCTTGGGTAAAAGTTAATATGAAATACTTAATACGTCTTTGGATATATTTAATATCTGCATCTGAATAGTCATTAATTTTGGTAAAGCCTAAGTTCTTCTGCTTTACATTAACAAAATCGGCTGCCCATTTGTAAAAGTTTTTGTATTCCTTGAAAGGACTGTTATCTGATAATTGCAAACTATGATACCATTGTGAATGACTCTCTGGAGTAGGTGTGCCTGATAATAAAATCATTGGTAGATGGCTATATTTTTTCCTAGCTAACTTTTGATATACAGATGGCTTTGGGTATGCTGAATAGCCGTGAAATTCATCAAAAATAACTAAATCAAAACTATCATCGACTTTATGTAACGATTCTTTATTGATAATTGTTATCTTAAAACTATAATCCATCTGGTCATAATCCCATTGAATAGAGCTAAATGCTTTTAGCTTTGTAACAAACAAAACATTTTTAGCTCCATAATTTTCAGCTGTCTGCAAAGATGTTAATGTCTTGCCTGTTCTTACGGCTAGGCACAATATAACCAATCCTTTACGCTTTAATATATCGGTTGCTTCATTTGATAGCTTTATTTGATAATCTCTCAAAATCATTATTTGTAAAATCTATGGTTTTTAACTGCTTTTAATTGTTCTTTATAATCATTTGAAAATCCATCTTCTGAACTTCCTAAATCATTACCACTAATAAAAAAAGGTTCATACTTACTATTTGGACAAAAAACAGCATCGGTTTCAATTCCTTGAGTGTTTAAAAACAATTTATTAACTGTAAAATCGGGATATTCATCAGACAATACAAGTAAATCGGCTTCAAATAACCTATATCTATTTATGTGATAATCTATATCTTGCCAACTAAAACTAGGCTTTACTTCGACATAAAGTTCAAATTTAGGTATGTAAAAATCAGGTGTATATTTTTGACTATTAGACAATATAAAACAATCAGGTTCATAAATCCATTCAATATTTAGAGCATCAAATAAAATAGCCCACCTAGCTTCTAATCTACTTCTAAAAAGTATTTCTTTGTATTCTGTTTCTATTGCTTTCATATTAAAACATTATATCGTTATCTTCTTCATCTTTTACTTCTGCGCTTTTATTGACTATCTCAAACCATCTTTCGCCATTTGAATTGCCATCTAAATAGTCAAATTTATAAAATTTAGCATATTGCTCAACCCAGCGAGTAAATCTGTTTTGACTTAATTTGTAAGTTTTAAAATCGGGATATTCATTGATAAAACTATTATAATATGTTTGCTTATTACATCTAGTATTAAACTCAATATTTTCATTCTTACCATTAGCATCCAACTTTGTCCACTCATAAAACTCAAAAGAAGTGTTTTTAATAAACTTCCTAACTTCTAAGTTTTTAAAGTCGTGTTTAGTGAGTCCATTTACTAAGTAATATTGTACGCATTGGATCATAAAGTTGTCAAACTTTGTCCATTCTAATTCGTTCCAATCATCAAACAATAAGTGTCCAAATTCATCAAGTGGCGTGTGCTTGTAACTAAAATGCTCTGCTAATTCAACCTCAAATTTTCTGCGTTCAAATGAACCGCCAACGCCACCAATAGTGTAATTAGTTGTAATAAGTATTTTTGGAGATTGTTGAACTGGCAATTTAATTGCATCTTGACCTTTGTACTCTAAAGTTATTCCCTCAGTAATTAAACTAAATAAACTTTCAAAGTTGAAGTTCTTTTTAACATCATCAAACACTAATATTTGAGTGTCAGTCGATACAGTTTGATAAGGAAAACTTTTGGTAAACTCAAATGTTTTCCCATCAATACTGCTAACTTTTTTCATCTGCGACAATGCGTTCCAAAACAAACCTTTGCCGCTTCCTCCATTAGGGTTTTCCGAAATTGTTTCATCATTAAAAATAATGGCTTTATTGTTTGCCGAAGTCTTAAACGAATGTAATAAATAACCTATTACCGATTTAAAACTATTATACTTCTCTGCATCTTGTCCAGCAATCAGCCAAAGGAATTTTCTAAATACAGCGTCGTGATGATCAAAACTTTCAAATGGTCTATTCACTATTTGTCTTTTCCAAACAAAGCCATCTAAATCTAAATAGTCTATTTTTTCAATAGCTTCATCCGTAATCTTTACAACGCAATTATTAAAATATAAAAAGCACTCTGTTTGAGTATCTTCCTTTATTTTAATTTCAGAACTTTCCAAAAAACTTAAAAAGTCAGATTGAAAGTATTTAGGACTTGAAGCCATAAAATCGTAAGGACTAAATCCAATATCTTCTCTAGTAAGTAAATGGTTCAAAACAAAATCTTTAATTCTTTTTTCGCTTGTTTCTTCAACTAAGTTTTGCTCAATCTTAATAAAAGTAAATGTGCTTGTGTCAGTTGGAAAGTATTTAAAGAAGTTATTTTGTTGAAGCCAAAACTTATATTTATGTGGACTTAAATTAACCTTTCCTTTATCGTTATAATACCAAAAGTCAGATACAGATATTTCATCCTTAATTTCATCTATACACTTCTCTATTTCGTTCTTATCATAATCAGAATGGTACTCAATAACTTCTTTTTTATTCTTACCAGTTCTAATCTGTTTCTCAATCTTTTGCTTAATACTTTTGTCCTCAAAAAACTTAGTTCCAAATTGATTGGTTTTCTTGTAAGCAGAATTTATAGTGGTTTGTATCTCACTTCTTGGGAAATCTTTTTCTTCAAAGTTGTAAAAAGTTTGTTCAGCTACATTTTTAGCAATACCAAAATCATTAAATGCGGAAGCTAATCTAAATAAGTTTTTATTTCTTTCTTGACTAAATGTATATTTCTTATTAAACCAAGTCATTAAATTGGTAATAATAAGATTGTCAGATTTTATTGCAATAGATACATTTCTATTTCCTAAATCTTCAACTTCTGGAGCATCAATTTTATCCCAAAGTTTTGAATTTTCATTTATAAACAAATCGGGATCGTAACTTTCAAAGCAAAACCTACTTACATCAGACCCACTATTATCCCAATTAGGATGGTTATAATAGTTTTTAAGGCTTTTAAAATACTCTTTATGGTTTTCTACATCAGTAGGAATTTTAACAAGTGCTTTAACTCCTTTGCCACTAGGTGAAATCCAAGCACTATAAATATAATCATCATCAGATATTGAATTTTTTAAATCAATAGCATCTTGCTGTGTCTTAAATTTATCAAAATCTAAGATACAAAGTCCTGAATGTTCTTTAATTCCAGCTATTGCACGGTATTCAAAGACACCATTAAAACAAACACCTGGTAATTTACTTTTGTTTTGATCATAATCGATTGGCGGCAATGTTCTTAACCACTCAATCGTTTCTTTACTTTTACCTTGTTTGATTCGATCCAAACAAAACAAAACATCTTTTGTAAAGCCATTAGATACATCTGTTGCTTTCTTGTAGATTGTTACGTTCATAGTTTAAAAAATAAACCCCATTACCAGCAGTGGTAGTTGCGTGGTAATGAGGTTCTGTAATAAGTTTATAATTGGCTACCACTCCGAGAACAAATGTAAACTTTATTTTTAATATAAGTATATTTTTTTTTATAAATTATAATAAAAAAAAGTGTACTGGCGTAAACCCCAATAAAATCAATACTTAACGTGTCAATAGTACACTTTTTCATTTTTTTTGACTAAAATTTATTTTAAAAAATAATTTTAAATTTATTTTTATTTCCTATGGTATAGAAAGGTATGTGAAAGTGTACTTGTGTACTTTTAAAAAACTAATATCATTGACTGCTTTAGCGGTCAATAAAAAAAGCCACTCGAATAAGTGGCTTTAGTTAGTTGTGTTGTTTGGCGTTTAAAAGTCTAATCCATCGTCATCAGCATCTTGCATATCATTAAAGTCTTGCGCTATATCTCCATTTAATACAACCTCAATATCCGCTTTTGCTAAGTATGTTTTAAGGTATGATTCTAATATGTTAAACGCTTCGTCTGCCATATTAGCTTCCTCGTCTGAAATAGAGTTTGCAAAAGAGAAACTTGGAGTTGAGAACTTAACCGCTCCTTTTTTACCATCTTCTGCTGATGCAACTATTACCCACTCATCTGCAAGTCTGTTGCGTGTCTTTTGCGTAAAGTCGCCCCACTTTTGAACGCCAGATCCTTTTAGTGATATGTTTGCAAGTGAACCATCCTCAAGCATAACATAAATAGATTTAGTATAATGACCTCCAGCAGCTACAACTTTGTCTTTAATGTCCTTGTAATAACCTTTGGCAATTTCGTTACCCTTAAAAGGTTTAACTGTCATTACTTCTTTAGAAATGAACTTCACTTCGTTGGAGTAGATGTTACTTGATGAAGCATCGTTCCAACCTTTAATGCAATGTAGTTCATCTAGGACTA